GTCGGACATGAGAAGTCACGAGTGATCTAATGGACCACTTGTATGATATAATCATAGAAGGTCAGGTTATTCATAAGGGAGTATGTGAAGAGGAGTTTCTAGATCTTATGGAGATCTTCTCTTCCAACTATTATGAATGTGGGTTCCCCCATCCTGACACCATCTCTCACACAATGTATACTAAGGAGAACTAATGTACGGAAAGACTACACTGAAGGACACAGCAAGACCTAAGAGAACCTCTCAAGGTCGTTCAGCAAACACTAAGATGAGTGCCACCTCACGTAACGGACGTAAGAAACGTTATAAGGGACAAGGTAAATAAGATATCTAACCACCTCTAAATACTAGGGGTGGTTTTTTAGTGCTATTTCTTTATGGAAGTGTTGCATGAGTTTTTGAATATACATCCAGACGATATGTGGGTGTATAATAAACTACAACTTTGTCGTAAGTTGGAGTATATCTGTGGACCTCTAGGGGCACCAGTACCCTTTCCTGGTTGGTATATCCTCAAGCCTGCTATAAACTTCCTTGGTATGGGAAGAAACTCAAGAAAGATATGGTTAACTCCTGAAGATAAGACAGAAAACTTTGGAATACCAGGTGAGTTTTGGTCTGAGTTCTTTGAAGGGGAACATATTAGCGTAGACTATTACAAAAAGCATCAGATATTAACTGTCAAGGGTTACCCAGAGGATAAGAAACACATCTCTGAGTGCTCTAGATGGAAGAAGTGGACTAAAGTTGACAGAGAAATACCATTCCCAGAAGTATTAGGGGATATATGGAGGAACTATAGTACTATTAACATCGAATGTATCGGTGGAAATATGATTGATGCTCATGTTAGAGGTAACCCTGACTTTGTTTGGGGTAATGAAGAGGCTATTCCAGTGTGGAAGGGTGATAGAATAAGCCCACCAGATGGTTATACGTTTGTCAAGAGTCCAGATTACGAAAGAGTAGGATTTTATATCAAGTAAATAGAGTATCAGGGGATAGGAACCCCCTTAAAAGTTCTATAACTGTTGTTTTTAGGACTATAGTACTATGGGAAGACCAGTAGATCGCTCTGAAGGAGTTCTGTTAGTCACCGATTATGGTGCTCTTGAGTGGGCATTGAAGAAAAAGAAGGAAATGTCGAAGAGATGTCCGTCTTGTTCTTGTCAGACAAAGACAACTTCCTGATAATACACTAAATACAACTAAATACGCAACAATAATGGCAGAAGTCACACGTATTTCTAGGGCATTTAAGGACATTAGTCTCTCGTTTAAACCTCATCCGGTTACGGGAGACATTTCTGTGCTCAAAAATGAGAGAGCGATCAACAAATCTGTACAGAATATCGTTGAAACTATTCCTGGTGAGAAGTTTTTCAATCCTAACTTTGGTTCTGACGTTAGATCAATGCTTTTTGAGTTAGTTGACTATGGTAGTTCCGCATTAATTGAGGAACAGATCCTAACTTCCATTAATAATTACGAACCAAGAGTTGATAATGTAAAGGTACAGGTTGATCCTAGACCTGATACTAATGAATTTGAGGTTATTGTTAATTATGAAATCATAGGACAACCATTTCCTTCCCAAACATTCACATTCATCTTAGAGGCAACTAGGTAATGGCATTTACTAAGTTTACTAACCTAGATTATGACCAGATTAAGGCGTCTATAAAGGATTATCTAAGAGCAAACTCAGATTTCACTGGGTTTGACTTTGATGGTTCTAACTTTTCTGTGCTAATTGACACTTTAGCATACAACGCCTACATTAACTCAGTAAATGCCAACATGATTGTTAATGAATCCTTCTTGGATTCGGCAGTCGTCAGGAGAAACGTGGTTTCTCTCGCTGGAAATATTGGATATCTACCAAGATCAAAGAAAGCAGCACAGGCAAAGGTTACATTTACAATTACAACCTCCTCAGATACCCCTACGCTCACCCTGAAGGCGGGTTTAGTGTGTGTTGGGGCACAAGATAACACAAACTATGTGTTCTCCATTCCAGAGGATATCACGACACTAGTAAATGATGGGGTTGCTCAGTTTGGAACCACTGAAGATCCCATTACTGTCTACCAAGGAACATATCTACAGAACTCTTTTACCTATGATGGGTCTCTGGATCAGAGATTTATCATTACAAACTCCAATATGGATTACAGTACCCTTGTGGTGCGTGTTAAAGATCAAAATGAACAGACTTCAGGTAAGGTTTGGAACCGAGTAGAGAATATTATTAAGGTTAATAGGGATAGTGAGATATATTTCTTAGCAGAAGTTGATAAAGAGTACTATGAACTCCTATTTGGTGATGGAATCTTTGGTAAATCACTGACTCAGGGTCAACAACCTGTTGCGAGTTACATTTTGACTGATGGGTTAGCGGGAAATGGACCTTCTAAGTTCAGTTATTCGGGTTCTGTGGTTAATTCACTTGGTGGAGTGATAATTCCTACCAATACCATCGATGTAACCACTGTAGAGGGTGCTAGGAATGGTGCAGATATTGAATCTGTTGACTCTGTACGGTATTATGCACCCAAACTCTATGGTGCTCAGTATAGAAGTGTCACTGCTCGTGATTATGAGGGTATTATTAAGGAAATTTACCCAAATACGGAGTCTGTCTCTGTTGTTGGTGGTGAAGAACTCGATCCACCCCAGTTTGGTAACGTTCTAATCAGTATCAAACCAGTAAATGGCACCGAAGTCTCTGATTTTGACAAAAAGAACATCTTAGAGGGGTTAAAACAGTACACAATCGCTGGAATTAACCAACAACTAGTGGATCTCAAGATTCTATTCGTCGAATTGGACTCTTATGTCTATTATGACGTAACTAAAGTGTCATCTGCCGACTCTTTGAAGACAGAAGTCATTGGTTCGCTCAATACTTACGCCAAATCAGTCGATCTTAACAAGTTTGGCGGTAGATTCAAGTATTCGAAGGCACAAAAGGTAATTGATGACACAAGTATCGCTGTTACTTCCAATATTACCCGTGTTGTCATCCGTAGAAACCTATCTGCAGCGATTGGGCAGTTTGCACAGTATGAATTGTGTTTTGGTAATGGTTTTCACATCAAAGCATCTGGTGGAAACATCAAAACCACTGGTTTCCGCATTACTGGGTTAAATGATGTTGTATATTTAACAGATATTCCAAATAAAGACACAAATGGAAATGTAGATAACTCAGGAATGGGTAAGATTTCCGTAATTACTGGAATTGCTGATGATAATGGTAGTTTCCGGTATACTGTTGTTATTGATAAGGCAGGAACAGTGGATTATACAAAAGGAGAGATAATGTTGAATACTTTACAGATAAGTTCTACTGTTAAACCCAACAGAATTGTTGAAGTACAGGCATATCCAACATCTAATGATATTATTGGTTTGAAGGACCTTTATGTCTCACTAGCTGTTCCTGATAGTGAGATAAATATGGTTAAGGACACTATTACCAGTGGTGAGCAAATCTCTGGTGTAGGATTCAAAGTAACCTCCAGTTACGGAAACGGCAAGTTAACACGGTAATAGGTATTAAACATGATCGGTACTGAGCTAGGTATTGACGTGAGAGTTAAGATTCAGGATGTGGTTTCATCACAACTTCCTGATTATATTTTAAGTGAAGCTCCACTCACCGACGATTTTCTAAAACAGTTTTACATATCTCAGGAATACCAAGGTGGTACTGTAGATTTTGCGTCAAACCTAGATCAATACCTCTCTCTGACAACACTTGGCAGTGAGAATCTTTATACTGCCTTTGAACTTACACAAGATGTAAGTATTGATGATACTATTATTCATGTTAATACCACAAGTACCTTCCCCAATGAATGGGGTCTTCTAAAGATTGATGATGAGATTGTCACCTATACCGGTCTCACCACAAACACCTTCACTGGAGTTGTAAGAGGTTTCAGTGGTATTTCTAGTTACAGAGATTCTGATAATCCTTCTGAACTCGTATTTGAAACTACAACCGCTGCCGCTCATACTGTAGAAACCAATGTTGAGAATCTATCAACACTCTTTCTAAAGAATTTCTATAACAAACTCAAGTATACCTTTGCTCCTGGTTTTGAGAACCTAGAGTTCAATAGTGAAGTTAGTGTTGGTCAGTGGATTCGCCAGGCAAGATCATTCTATCAATCTAAGGGTAGTGAAGAGTCATTCAAGATTCTATTCAGAGTATTATATGGTGAAGATCCTCTAGTTATTGATCTAGAGCAGTTCCTTATCAAACCTTCCCAAGCAGAGTACTCTAGAAGGGACTATGCGGTTGCTATTCCAGTCAGTGGTAACCCTATAACCCTCAAGGGTAAGACGGTGTATCAGAGTGATGCAGAGGACGTGTTTGGTGCCATCTCAGAGATTGAGACATTTACAAGAAATAATAAACTATATTACAGAGTCTACTTCTTTGTTAGTAATGATGAGATTGCTAATGAGAGAAAACTATTCACCATTCCTGGTAGAACCAGAACACAGAGAGTTTGGAATAGAGGTGATTCTACAATCACTGTAGATACTACTCTTGGTTTTAGGGATAACAATGAGTTTATCACTGAAGATGGAACTAAGTTCACATATGTGGAGAGAACTGTTAATCAGTTCCTAGGTGTTGTATGTGGAGATCCTGAAAAGGTGGATCTTGGTGTCAATGAAGATATTATTGATGACATCACTGTATATGGTACCAATGATGCTGGTGAAGTAGTTACACTTCGCATAACTGGTGTTATCTCAGATCTAGAATTCCCAGATGAGATTCCCTTCATTACACCTGGAGAGAAAGTATCTGTAGATACCCTAGGTGAGAACATTATCTCTGCTGATGTAACTAGAAGTGAGGCTACACAGAAACAAATCATTGCCAATAGTTTCATCTATAACACTTCAGTAAGAATGGAAGTGGATGATCTTAGTGGTTCAGTGTTCAGTATCAATACTGCATATCTAGATAAGTCTTTCATTTCCCCTGGTGACTCTGTTGATATTCTCCAGAGAGGCTCACAGGTTGTTTATGTCGCTGATCGCAAAGTAACATCAGTTGACTATCTCAATAGTATTATAACAATCGATGACTCATTTGGCATCCCTTTGGATCAACCTATTGATATCAGAAGGAATCAGAACTATGCAAATAGTACCAATACAGATGTTGAGTATGGTCAGAACTCTGTTCTATCCAACGTACTGAACCTTTATGATGGAACAGAGTTTGATGGTAACTTTTACGTAGCAACCAACTCCCTACCTTCCTATGATATGGAAGTAAAAGTTGTTGAGAGTATTCTCACTGGAGTTACTACTTCTAACTTTGAAGGGTATAACTCTTTCACTGGTGAGTATTCAACAATAATCTTTGATTCTCCAGTTTCTTTCATAACTGGTGATCTAATCACATATAGAGTTCTTTCAGCAGAAAGGCAAAAAGGTATTGCTCTTGTAACTGAGGGAGAATACTTTGTTGAAGTTCTATCTAACCCTAGAAAGATCAAACTATACGTATCA